TATTTTGTAAGCAGAAGGTGAAAGTAATGGTCATTTGTCCAAAATGCAGATCAGGCAGGACTGCACTAATATTATATGGTTATCCGTCTCATGAAGCGTTTGAAGCAGAAAAGCGAGGAGAACTTATCCTAGGTGGATGTGAGATGATAGACGGAATGCCATACGAGGATTATGGATGCCTTGACTGCGGATGCCGATGGTCAAAGGAACTGCTCCCAGCTACTCAGATCACAAAAATACGATATAAAGTTGTTGAGAATGGTCCGTGCACGATAGACTCCCAACAGTCATGGGTATATGAAATATATCCTGATGGAAGGTGTAAAGAATATACATACCAAGGACAGAATCGTAAATATCAGTTTAAGACGGAAGAGAAGGTATCTGAAAAGAAGGTATACAGACTTGCATGCAGTCTGCAAAAAATCATAGGAGCTCCATTATGGGAGAAGAATGTTATTGAAAGACAGGTGTGTGACGGTTGTAGTTATAACCTTCAGATAACTTATGCTGATAAGCGGAAAGAAATAATAAATGGTGATGTTGCTGGAGGTACGTTTGATTCCATATTGGAGAAATTTGTCTGCAGTATCTTTGGAAGACGATTTACAACTTGACAAATCGAACATGTGTTCTTATAATAAAATCATCGCTACGTTAGGATACATATCGCAGAGTAACACTATCAGGTTGGTTCACTTTCCCTTGACTGACCGCAGTATTAGGAGGCGATGGTTACATGACATTTGAAATCGGTTCGACAGCTTATATTGTCGAGAGCAATCGGATTATCCGTGAAGTGACTATAGTTAAGCGGAATGGAGATTTTTATATAATCCGGTTTGGCACAAGAGGCGGCATCCAAGTGAGAAGCAAGAGGCTTTTTGCAAGCTATGAAGACGCGGATTCTTCCATACATAAAAAGACAGAAAAAAGGACGGGATATCTTTCTCCATACGATTACATACATTAAAATGAATGGAAGGGGATAATTTTGCAAAAAAATATGATTGACAATCCCCTTCAAATTTTATATACTCTAGTTAGCAAGTTAGCGAACAAGCAAGCGTGCTAATAAATGAATACCGATATAAAAAGTGAAAATGCGAAAAAGTTAAAAAGCGAAAAACAAAGCGAAAACGAAAAGAAAAGTGAAAACAAAGAAAAGGTGAAAATTATGATGTATGCGAATTTTGGAGAATTTATAAGCAAGAAGAGAGTTGAAAAGAAAATCACACTGAGGAAAATGGCTGATATGTTAGGCGTATCCGCACCGTTTTTAACTGATGTAGAAAAAGACAGACGCAACCCCTTCGATATGGAAAAACTTACCCAACTCGCAAAGATACTGAATTTGTCAAAAGAAGAGAACGCGCAGATGCTTGACCTTGCTGGAAAGAAGAGAAATGCCGTAGCACCAGATCTTCCAGAATATATTATGGAACGGGACTATGTCAGTGCAGCTTTGAGGACGGCGAGGGACTTGGATGCAGGAGAAGAAGAATGGAACCAGTTTGTCGAGGAACTGAGAAAGCGAAAGGGGTAAGAACCTATATATGTATAGACCTGAAATTAAAAGAAAGAGATCTGGAGCACCAGTGTTAAGCAGAAGAGAGATTGATGTTATCGGACAGAACATTGTCGGGGATTTTATGCCGGAAGCATTAAAATTTCCGCAGGAAATAGATATCGATTTGTTGGCACAGGATTATCTTGGAATGGATCAGGACTTTCAGTACCTGTCGCACTGCGGGGTTTATCTTGGTATGACGGTGTTTAATGATACAGACAAAGTACCTATATATGATCCGCAGAATAATTGTGCGGATTATATCAGTGCAAAAGCACATACCGTGATAATCGATAAGACGCTCTTGGAAGAAAATCAGGAACACAGATATCGTTTTACAATGGGACACGAGGCAGGGCATGAGTTTTTACATAAAGAATATTTTGCATATGATCCTGACCAGATAACACTGTTTGACCTGATGGGAGAAACTCCGGCACCAATGGTTCAGTGCCGTGTAGATACAAAGAAGATGGACTGCCGGACATCGAAAAGCTGGACGGACAGAGAATGGATGGAATGGCAGGCAAATGCGTTATCATCTGCAGTTCTGATGCCTGTTTCGATGGTGCGGATGGTGGCTGACAATTTTAAACGACCAGGATTAAAACAGATTTTTTATCATTATGCATTGGCCGAAGAAGTAGCTTCCGTATTTAATGTTTCATTTGAAGCAGCAGGATACCGACTGAAACAGCTTGGATATATTCCACAAGAGGCACATCTGAGCACAGATATTCTTAACATGATTTCTTTTGATTTGGCTTGTAATTACTAGCAGAAGGTTGAAGTATGCGGATTACAGAATGATCCGCATATTTTTTTGATCTAAGCGTTAGCAAGTTAGCGAACAAATGAACAAAAGAAAATATGAATATTATGTTGATTCAAGGAACATATTGTAATGTTGACCCGTATAGTAATAATATGGGTTTCAGAATAAAATATGAAGTAATATTAGAAAATATGCATACTTTTTGGTTCTAAAATTCGACATTGATTAATATCCTGAAAAAGGGAAATGTAAATTTGTGGAAAGAAGGTGAGAACACATGGCAGATGGAGTAATACATAGATGCACCAAGGAATGTCCATATAATAAGAAATGTTTTGTATGCAAAACAGAATCCGAAGTATCAGGGAGTGTTGTGGTGCTTCATAAATGCATGGTTACGAAGGAGGATATTCCGATTCAGATCGGAAAAGAAGAAAATGCCTGTGTTTTATGATGGGCAGGATAGTAAAGTTAACAATCGGACTAGCTTGTAAAGACAGCCACTAGGATGTGCTGATATTACAGTAGCCTACGAAACAGGGATGTTAGTAGAATGCTGTAAAAAATCAGGAATTCTAGTGGCTTTCTTAAATTCACCCATTTTTTAGCCAACAGCCTGTTGAATGGACAGTCTGTTGGCTTTTTTGTTTCTAAAAAAGGAAAGCTGACGGATTAGGTTAATTACGCAGATAAATTTCTACATTGTGGTGAACAAAAGAATAAAGATTTTCAGGAACAAAATGGAGAACAAGTATATAGATACCTGACTACGATACAGATTTGGGCAGTATCGATGTTCTTCTGAATGATGATGTTCAGTTCAGTATTGGATGTAAAAATACTTAACCTTATATATTCTCCATTTGAAAAATTTAAAACACGATTTTTTTTAAAATAAAAAAGCGAATAAAGAGAAGAAGGTAATAGGAAAAAATTTTCAAGAAAAAAACCGAATAGGAAATTAGCCTTCCTATTTGGATTTTATATTTCTATCAGACAAGGACGAAGGGAGGTGAAAAGCTGTGAGTGCAAATGAGCGAAGAGCTGAGATCATGCGAATCATGGTCGCACGAAGACAAGAGAATATGCAGGTTTTAGCTGCTGAGCTTGGTGTTACGGATAGAACTATCCGAAATGACATTCTTGTGCTTACGGCTGAGTATCCTCTTGAAACTACTAGAGGTAACGGAGGCGGTGTCCGTATCGCTGACTGGTATCATCCACATAAAAATATTTTTTCACAGGATCAGATTTCTGTTTTGGAACAGTTGATGGACAAGGCAGATGATGATCAGAAAAAAGTGCTTGACCAGATGCTCCGTGAATACGGCTCTAACAAGTATAGTCCAGCAGTCTAGGACAGGCAGATGACGATTTGCCATCCAAGTACATTATTGACGAGTACCCCACGGCCATGAGAGCCGAATGAGAAAGGATGATTATTATGAAAAAGAAAATTTTTATCTGTAGCCCTTATCGGGGCAGAATCGAGGAAAACAAAAAGAATGCAGTGCGCTATGCAAGAATCACTGCCATGTCAGGTGACGTTCCAATCGTATCACATCTCTATTTCCCATCATTCCTCGATGACAATATTCCAAACGAGAGAATGACAGGTATTGCAATGGGTCTTGAACTCATGGATATGTGCGATGAGGTGTATGTGTTCGGTTTTGAGATCACGGAAGGCATGAAGTTTGAACTCGACCATGCAAAGGAAATAAGGAAGCCTGTAAGGCTTTATGATACGGATTTTATTCCCGTGAATGTCAGAACCATTCCCGTGGATGAACGTGCGGATGCCAGATATAAGGACATCATCAGAAATCTGAAGGTGTTGAAGTAGGAGGTCCGCCATGTCAGCAGTCAATGTCCGTTACGGACTGTATCCGGGTGACCGTTTTATGGTCACTGTGGGAAAGAAAAAGAAGAAAGCAACCGTAGTAAAAGAGTATCCATTCCACATTCTGATGGACTGGGGAAAGTATAAGTCCAGTGTAAACAAAATCGATGTGTATACGGGTGATGTGAAGCTGGCACGTATTTGAAAGGAGAAAACGCCATGAGTGAGGCTTTGTTATTGGTAGCGGAGGGCTACGAACAGATTGCAGCCGGAATCAGAAAGATGGTCGCAGCACAGAATGATACATCTAAAAAGAAAGAGAAGCCTGTGAAGAAGGCAGAAAAGAAGAAAAACCCTGGGGCAGATACACCGAAGGATGAAGCCGTCTCAAAGGAGAATGCGGTGGACAGAAAGACGGTCCGTGCATTCCTTGCGGACAAGTCCAGATCCGGAAAGACATCAGAAGTCAAGAACCTGATTGAGCAGTTCGGATTCCAGAAGCTGTCAGATGTTCCTGATGAGAAACTGTCGGAATTGTATGAGAAAGCGCAGGTGCTCTAATGGGCGGACATGCAAGGTTCTCCCCATCGTCCGGTAAAAGACGTCTGGAATGCCCTCCATCGTTACTGTTGGAGGAGCAGTTTCCGGACGAAGAATCTCCCTTCGCAGCAGAGGGGAGTGCTGGACATGCGATGGCAGAGTACCTCATCAATAAATATCTGAAGAGAAGGACCAAAAGACCTGTATCTGATTATTATTCGGATGAACTGCTCGAAGCCGTGGATGATTACGTGGAATATAACATCACCCAGATCGAACAGGCAAGGAAGGACTGTGATGACCCGTTCATCGGAGTGGAACTGAAGGTCAGCCTGGCACACAGAATCAAAGGATGTTTCGGTACTGCAGATATGGTGGTGGTCGATTCCCATAAGATCCATATTATCGATCTGAAACTCGGCAAGGGTGTGGTGGTCGATGCAGAACAGAATGTCCAGCTTATGATCTATGGACTGGGAGTCTTGGACATGCTCGGTTTCTTATATGAGATCGACACGGTGGAGCTTACCATCGTCCAGCCGAGGATCGAGCATTTCTCCACCTGGGAAATATCAGCCGGAGAACTGCTTGCATGGGGAATGGATGTCCTTGAACCTGGAGCAGCAAAGGCTCTTTCAGGTGAGGGAGAGTTTAAAGCCGGAGACCACTGCCGATTCTGCAAAGCAAGATTTACGTGCCGTGCAAGGGCAGAGGAATATTTAAAACTTGCCCGGATGGAATTTGCCGAGCCGGTCCTTATGTCGGACGAGGAGATTGCAGAAGTCCTTTCCAAGGCCGATGCACTGAAGAAATGGGCAGAGGAGGTTTACACCTATGCTCAGAATGAAGCAGTAGTTAACCATAAAGAATGGCCGGGCTATAAGCTGGTCCTGGGAAGAAGCAACCGTAAATATACGGATGAAGAGGATGTGGCAGAGGCAGCACAGAAAGCCGGATACACGGATATCTTCAAAAAGAGCCTGATCGGCATTACCGAGATGGAAAGGCTGATGGGCAAAAAGAAATTTAATGAGATCCTTGGTTCACTGGTGTACAAGCCTGACGGCAAGGTCACACTGGTGCCGGATTCAGATAAAAGAGAAGCAGTTAAAACAGCAACCGCAGAAGCGGATTTTAAGGAGGACTAAATTATGACAACAGCAAACTTAACCAAAGTAATCGTACCTTGCAGACTCAGCTATGCACACCTGTGGGAGCCGGATTCCATCAATGGAAGCGAACCGAAGTACTCTGTCTCCTGCATCATCGACAAGAATGATAAGGAGACTATTGCCAAGATCAAGAAGGCAATTGAGGTAGCCAAGGATGAAGGAAAAGGCAAGTGGGGTGGTAAGATCCCGGCAAATCTGAAGACACCGCTCAGAGACGGTGACATCGACAGACCGGAGGATGAGGCATATGCGGACAGTATGTTCTTAAATGCCAACAGCAAACAGGCCCCTCAGATCGTGGACAGACAGGTACAGCCGATCCTTGACCAGAGCGAGGTATATTCCGGCTGCTACGGAAGGGTATCCATTACATTTTACGCTTACAATTCAAATGGAAACAAGGGTGTTGCAGCAGGACTCGGAAATGTACAGAAGTTAAGGGACGGAGAGCCTCTCGGTTCCAGAGCCAATGCCAGGGATGAGTTCGAGGCAGTGGATGCGGAGGACGATTTCCTCGCATAGGAACAAAGCAGCAGATCATAGGAAGGGCGGTGTCATACACCGCCCGGATACATAGAGGAGATGTACTTTCATGGAAGAACTGATGAAGGAGCTTAACAGCATAAAAAAATATATCCCGTATAACACATACCGCACCATCAAAGGACAGATGAAGTCCGGCAATGTGGAAGCAGCAAGAACGGGAATCAGCAGAATAAAGAAAAGAGCGGAGGGACAGAAGCATGGACACACTTGCAATTGATATTGAAACTTATTCAGACGTGTCACTGCCGGACTGCGGGGTACACAGGTATGCAGCATCGGAGCAGTTCGAGATCCTGTTGTTTGCATACAGTCTGAATGACGAACCGACACAGATCATTGACCTGGCATCCGGCGAGAAGATACCGGATAAGATCATGGAATATCTTACCGATGATTCCGTAATAAAGACTGCTTATAATGCAGCATTCGAGCGGAACTGTATCAATCGATTCTTCGGTCTTTCTTTAAAACCGGAAGGGTGGAGATGTACGCTTGTCCAGGCATCCATGCTGTCGCTTCCGTTGTCACTGGAAGGCGTGGGGGAAGCACTGAACCTTGATAAGAAAAAGATGTCGGAAGGCAAAGACCTCATCCGCTATTTCTGTATGCCGTGCAAGCCTACCAAGGCAAACGGGGGCAGGACAAGGAATCTTCCGTCTGATGCACCGGAGAAGTGGGAACTGTTCAAGACATACTGCATCCGTGACGTGGATGTGGAAAAACAGATCAGGAATAAACTTGCGAAGTTTCCGATACCGGACAGGGAGCAGAAACTCTACTGCATGGACCAGAGGATCAATGACAGGGGCATCATGGTGGATCAGGAGCTGATCGGACACGCTGTGGCATGCGACCTTCTGTATAAGGAGACGGTAACGAAGAAGGCCTATGAGATATCAGGACTGGAAAATCCGAACAGCGTATCGCAGCTCAAGGACTGGCTGAATGAAAAGGGCATCGAGGTGGATTCCCTTGCCAAGGCTGCCGTGGAAGAACTTGTGGAGAACACACAGGGTGATGTGGCAGAAATGATGAAGCTGAGACTTGCCATGTCAAAGACATCCGTAAAGAAGTACGAAGCAATGGAGCGTTCGGTATGTCCTGACGGCAGGGTGCATGGATTATTACAGTTTTACGGGGCTAACCGCACGGGCAGATGGGCCGGCAGACTCGTGCAGATCCATAACCTTCCGCAGAACCATATGGAAGACCTGGAACTGGCACGCTCCCTTGTAAAGGAAGGCAGATATGACCTGGTGGAGCTTTTGTATGATTCCACACCGGATGTGCTTTCGGAGCTGATCCGTACCGCATTCGTGGCAAGACCCGGATGCAGATTCATCGTCAGCGATTTTTCGGCAATCGAGGCGAGGGTCATGGGCTACCTTGCCGGAGAGGGCTGGGTCATGGAGGAGTTCCGTGGTGCCGGAAAGATCTATGAGCAGACGGCATCCAAGATGTTCCATATCCCAATTGAAGAGATCACAAAGGGAAGCCCGTACCGTGCAAGGGGAAAGGTGGCATCACTTGCCTGTCAGTATGGCGGTGCGGAAGGTGCGCTCATCAGCATGGGAGCATTAAATTTTGTGGAAGAAGAGGAACTGAAAGGTCTGGTGCAGTCATGGCGGACTGCCAATCCGCACATCGTGAATTACTGGTATGAGATCGACGGTGCGGTAAAGGCTGCCGTGAAAGAGCGGAAGATGACAAAGGTCGGAATGGTTACGGTATATTACCAGTCCGGGATGTTAAAGATCGCACTGCCGTCCGGAAGGGTGCTGTCCTATGTAAGACCGAGGATGACCGTAAACCGCTTTGGCTCGGAAAGTGTCAGCTATGAAGGAATCGGCACGAACCGCAAGTGGACAAGGATCGAATCTTACGGTGCAAAATTCTGTGAAAATATCGTCCAAGCAACCGCAAGGGATGTGCTGGCAGAGGCAATGCTCCGTCTGGAAAAGAAGGAATTTGATATTGTGTGCCACATCCATGATGAAGTGGTGCTTGAAGTGCCGGAGGGGTCATCCTCGGTGGAAGAAGTAAATGAGATCATGGCGGTATGCCCTGACTGGTGTGAGGGGCTTCCACTTAAGGCTGCCGGATTTGAAAGTCCGTTTTACAAGAAAGATTAGGAGGAACTTATGGGAGGATGCAACAGGGAAGGGTATCCGGATCCGACCGCAGGTATTGCAATCGGACGGGTCATGAAACAGGAAAAGCGTAAAAAGAAGGAGGTAAAGAAGGATGTTCGTATCGATCGGAAACTCAAGAATGGACAAAAAGTTTAACTGTACGGATATGACATATGAAGATTTTGTCAGCCGTCTGTCCAAGACAAAATATACTGCGGAAACAATGGAGCAGTACAGGAAAATGCCGAAAGGACAGCAGGACAATATCAAGGATGTCGGAGGATTCGTCCTTGGAAAGCTGAAGGGCGGACGAAGGAAGAAGGACTGCGTAATCTCTAGATCCGCCATCACGCTTGATATGGATTACGGAACACAGGGCATTATTGATGAACTGGAAATGTTTTTTGACATGAAGATGGTGGTGTATTCCACACATAAGCATACACCGGAGAAACCGAGGCTTCGTATCATCATATTCCTGACAAGGGATGTGACTCCTGATGAATATGGTGCGGTCAGCCGTATGCTTGCATCGGATATCGGAATTGAACTTTTCGATGATTCCACCTATGAGCCTTCCAGACTCATGTACTGGCCGAGCACTTCCAGTGACGGGGAGTATGTGTTTCAGGAGATCGAAGGAAACGAAGTTGATCCGGATGAAGTGCTGGCACGTTATAAGGACTGGCATGATGTATCCGCATGGCCGGTAAGCAACCGTCAGGCATCCGTGGTACAGAGGAATATCAAAAAACAGGCTGACCCGCTTTCCAAGGACGGACTGATCGGGGCATTCAACCGTACATACACGGTGACACAGGCTATTGATAAATTCATCCCGGATGTGTACAGGCATTCAAGGGCGATCCCCGGAAGATACGATTATATCCCGGCGGACTCGGCTGCCGGAGTCGTGGTATATGATGACCTGTTCGTATACAGCCATCATGCTACAGACCCATGCTGCGGAAAGCTGATGAATGCGTTTGATGTGGTAAGGCTTCATAAATTCGGTGACAAGGACGCAAGGGCAGCCGAAGGGACAGAGCCTGGAAAACTCCCTTCATTCAAGGCCATGCAGGATTTTGCTTCTGCAGATGAAGAAGTGAAGAACACGCTTGCCAGGGAAAGACAGGAGCTGGCGGTACAGGAATTTTCCAACGAGCCGGACGAGGACTGGCAGAACAAGCTGGCACTTGACCGCAGGGGAAATATCAAGGATACACTGCAGAACATCGCACTGATCATACGCAACGATGAGAATTTCAAGCACATCGTGTACAACGAGTTCAAGGATACCATTGATGTCATTGGTCCGCTTCCGTGGAAACAGGTAAAGCCCGGATGGAATGACTCTGACCTTGCAAATGCAAAAGTGTATTTCGAGAGGGTGTACGGGATCTGGTCACCGACCAAGTTTAAGGATGCACTGCTTGCCGTGGTGTCATCCGACAGGCTCTACCATCCGATCAAAGATTATTTTGCAACGCTTCACTGGGACGGACAGGAGCGTATTGACACACTGCTCATCGACTACTTCGGTGCGAAAGATTCTCCGTACACAAGGGCAGTCATCCGCAAGACACTGGTGGCTGCGGTAGCACGTATCTATAAGCCGGGAGTGAAGTTCGACTCCATCCTCGTGCTGAACGGTCCGCAGGGAATGGGAAAATCCACCTTCTTTGCCATCCTTGGAAAGCAGTGGTTTTCGGATTCCTTATCCATTTCGGATATGAGGGATAAGACTGCTGCCGAGAAGCTGCTCGGAAACTGGATACTTGAGATCAGCGAGATGAACGGCATTCGCAAGACGGAAGTCGAGGTAGTAAAGTCCTTTGTCACCCGTCAGGATGATAAGTTCCGTCAGGCATACGGAGTCAATGTAGAGTCGCATCCGAGAAAATGCATCATCGTGGGAAGCACCAACTCCGAGGGCGGATTCTTACGTGACGTGACAGGAAACAGAAGATTCTGGCCCGTGCATGTGCCGGGGACAGGAAAACACCATCCGTGGGAGCTTGACTGTGTCGACCAGATCTGGGCAGAAGCAATCCATCTGTATAACGAAGGCGAGGAGCTGTTCTTAAAAGGTGCGGAGGCAGAGGAAGCATACAAGATGCAGCAGGAGGCAATGGAGTCGGATGACCGTGAGGGCATCGTGCAGGACTATCTTGACAGACTGCTGCCGGACAACTGGGCATCAATGGATATCTATCAGAGAAGGGCATTCCTTGGCGGAGGAGAGTTCGAGACGGTCGGTGTCAAAGGAACGGTCATGCGTGAGCGTGTGTGCATCATGGAGATCTGGGTGGAGTGCTTCGGCAAGGAGCGTCAGAACTTAAAGAAGGCGGATTCCTATGAGATCGAAGGCATTTTGAACAAGATCGGGGGATGGAAGAAATATGATTCCAATACCACGGGCAAGACCAAAGTCCCCCTTTACGGAGTGCAGAAGACTTTTGTGCGTATGGATGAGAAACCAGAGGAAACCCGTTAGGCGGTTTCCGAGGTTTCCCAGATACAGATGGGCAACGGTAGTCGGAAACCGTGCTGACACCTTGGAAAATAAGGGGTTGCGGTTCTTAGTTTCCCAGTTTCCCATTAAATCCAGTTGAGAATTAAAAATAAAGATAAAAAGAGCAATTCATGTATATATGCGCGTATAGGAGTTAAAGGCATATGGCAACCGCAATCGGCAAAGGAGGTATCTGGTTTTGCTAGAAAGTACAGTAGAGAGACATTTGAGGGAAGAAGCTAAAAAGCGGAAAGGCATGGCGTTAAAGTTCGTATCACCCGGTATGAATGGAGTGCCTGACCGCATCGTCCTGATGCCGGACGGGAAAATGGCATTTGTAGAACTGAAAGCACCGGGGAAGAAGCCGAGGCCGCTTCAGCTAAAGAGAAAGAGGATGCTTGAGAGGTTAGGCTTTCCCGTTTATGTAGTTGATAATATCGAACAGATCGGAGGTATCCTTGATGAAATACAAAGAACATGATTATCAGCAGTATGCAACAGATTTTATAATCGAACATCCCGTGAGCTGCCTTATCCTTGATATGGGACTTGGCAAAACGGTCATCACGCTTACGGCACTGTGGCTTCTGCTGTTTGACTATTTTGAAGTAAGACGGATCCTGGTGATAGCACCGAAGCGTGTGGCAGAGACCACATGGCCGGCAGAGATAAAAAAGTGGGAGCATCTTTATGGCATGAGATTTGCCGTGGCAATGGGGACTGCAGGGCAGAGAAAGGAAGCACTTCTGTCAGGAGCCGATGTGACGATCATTGGAAGGGACAATGTTTCCTGGATGACAAAAAACATATTTTTTGATTTTGACATGGTCGTGATCGATGAGCTGTCGAGCTTCAAGTCACCGAAGGCACAGAGGTTCAAAGACCTGAAAAAAGTAAGGCCGATGGCAAAACGTGTGGTCGGGCTTACGGGAACACCGGGAAACCTCATGGATTTATGGGCAGAGATCGGGATTCTTGATATGGGGCAGAGACTTGGAAGATACATCGGAGGCTACCGTGACAGGTTCTTCCTTCCGGATAAGCGGAATCGTGAGATCATCTTTTCATATAAGCCAAGGGAAGGAGCAGAAGAAAAAATATATGAACTGATCTCAGATATCAGCATTTCCATGAAAGCTGTGGATTATCTTGATATGCCGGAATGCATAAGCAACCGTGTGACCGTATCCATGTCGGAATCCGAACAGGAACTTTATGACAGGATGGCAGATGAAATGATCTTAGAATACGGGGAAGGACAGGACATTGATGCGGTAAATGCAGCAGCCTTAAGCAACAAGCTCCAGCAGATGGCAAACGGTGCGGTCTATGATGAATCCGGCAATGTCCGTAATATCCATGACAGAAAACTGGATGCTCTGGAAGACCTGATTGAATCGGCAAATGGGAAACCGCTTCTGGTTGCATACTGGTTCAAGCATGACAGGGAGCGGATATTAAAACGGTTTGCGGCAAGGGATATCAATACCAAGAAGGATATCGAGGACTGGAATGAAGGGAAAATCCCGGTGGCACTGATCCATCCGGCTTCGGCAGGACACGGACTGAATCTTCAGGAAGGCGGTTCAACCATTGTATGGTTTTCACTTACATGGTCCCTTGAACTGTATCAGCAGTTGAATGCCAGACTTTACAGACAGGGACAGAAACACACGGTTGTCATAGAGCATCTGGTGACAGAAGGTACGGTCGATGAAGATATCCTCCGGGCAATCGAAAAAAAGGATACTACACAGAATGCAATGATAGAAGCAGTAAAGGCAAGGATTGGAGGTATGACGGATGACGGCAGAAGTAATGATGAAGGAATATAAGAACATGAAAAAGGAACTGACCGTGACTGAGTTCCAGCTCCGTCAGTTTCAGGGAGTGAGCGAACAGGACATGATCGATTCCATGCTATACGCCCATCAGGAAGGGGAAAGGGTGCAGACGAGCACTCTTTCCGATAAAACGGCAAACATAGCGATCAAGTATAAGGCAGCAATGGAACGGGAGAATGACGAGTGGTACGATTTCCTTTTCCACAGATATATGTTCCTGAAGGAAGAACTGGATTTTTTCGAGCATGCAGTGAACGGACTGGATGAAAGACATAGAAACATTATCACGGATCTTCTGGATGAGGGTATGACATGGGACATCATGATGGAAAGATACCATGTGAGCCATACGATGATTGGGAAATACAGAAAAGCAGCATTGAAGGAACTGGATAAACAGTATGAACTGAGGGACAGACAGGTGGAAGCCTTTGTCCTTGGATAGGAGGTTTTTATGTGTAAGCGTGGAGATATTTATTATGTGGATTTCAGAGAGAAGGCCGGAAGCGAACAGGGCGGTGTCCGTCCGGCACTGGTGGTAAGCAATAATAAGGCAAATAAGCATTCCCCTGTGGTTACGGTCATTCCGCTGTCGGCAAGGGTGTGGAAAAAGAAGTATCTTCCGACCCATGTGCAGATTCCGCTGAAGAAAAGCAGCGGTCTGAATAAACCGAGCATGGCACTGGCGGAACAGGTGGAAACCCTTGATAAAACAAGGCTCGGAGAAAGAATCGGGGAAGTGCTGGATGACATGGTCATGGAGCAGATCACTGTGGCTCTCCAGATACAGATAGGCGCATATGCAGAGTACAATTAAGGCAGTCAGACGGCTGTCTTTTTTGTTTGCACTATGGTAGAATTGATTTTGACGGGGGTGCATGATGAAGATTAAAATAGATTTTTTTAGCGAAAATATTATAGATGCAATCGGTGCTGGAATATATCAGGTATCGATAATGAATAATGGAAAAGAAGAAGTTTTATATGTTGGAGAATCCGTGTTTGTGCTTGTGCGCTGCGGGGCGCATTTATTTGAACTTAAGAAGACTCCAGAATATTTCGGTTTTAATGATGAAACTATAAATAATGAGAATATTATCTTGAAATTTGAACTGTTGGAAGCTATTAGTAATATGGCGGATAGAAAACATAAGGAAAAAGAATTGATACAGAAAAAGAAGCCTATTTTACAAAGCGGAATCAGTGATAGAATGAAATCAGTAGAAGAAAAAGTACAGGCACTTACGGCTTTTCTGGAAGGAGAATGATAAATGGCAGAGAAAAGAACAACAAATACTAATGTGACAAGATATGATAAAGCACATAAAAAATTTATGGATAAGCTGAATGTTTTAAAGGACAATGTAAATCATGGTTATGATTCTTTGAAAGTAGTACATAAACAGACGGTAGATTCATCTGTCAGTTTTAAGGAGACCGTAGATAAAGGTCAGGAACAAGAAAGAAAAGATCTTTATGATATTATAAAGACCTCGGAAGATGAGAAAAAAATTCAATGGGCGAAAGAGCGTATTCAGGAACTTGATCGTATCAAGGAAAAAGAAATAGACGGACATAACGAATTTTTGAAAGAAGAAGGAGATACGACAAAAAGAAATATCGTAGGTGGTATGATGCTGATTGCCGTTTCTGCAAAACTTATTTCCAGTAAACAAGTAAGGCAGATGGGAGGGAAAGCTATCAGTTCTGTTGGTAAGAGTCTGCTTCGCTTAAAGAAATAGAAAGGTGGTGTACTAGAGGTTTACTAAAGGTGCACTAATGGTTTACTGACTTTTTAATTTACAGGTGCTATGATTAAGGTGGCAAAAAAGAAAGGGAGCGGAAACGCTCCTTTTTATGTTGCCGTAAGGCGGTGCCTTTCCAATCCTTTCACACCGCCCGTGTACATAGAAGGGAGGAATGGCGGATGCCGATGAAACCAAAGAAGCCATGCAGACACCCTGGATGTCCGAAACTGACAGACGGATTGTACTGCGAGGAGCATGAAGCACTGCACCGTGGTGACAGGGCGAGCAGCAGCAAGCGTGGTTACAACAGGCAGTGGCAGAAGGCAAGGGCAAGATACTTGAAGGCACATCCTTTGTGTGTTCAGTGCTTAAAGGAAGGTCATGCAGTGACAGCAACCGTGGTCGATCATATCAGACCGCACCGTGGTGATCCCGTCCTGTTCTGGGACGAGAAGAACTGGCAGAGCCTGTGCAAGCCCTGTCATGATAAAAAGACATGGAACGAAGATAACAATCCAGAGTATCGGTTCTGACGGCAGACCGTGGGGGTATCTGAATCTCTACAGGCTGAGCCGCTGAAGACCGATGGCCCCCTTTGCGTGAATTTTCGCAGAATTAAACAGGGGGGATATAAAATGGATATAGTAATTTTCGCAGAATGCACTTAAAACAAGGCAAAAAGGGGTGTTTTCTTTTGCCGGAAAATCAGGAAAAACGCAATATTTAAGGCCGGAAAATAGTGAAAAAAGCATTGTTTTCCGGCCTTTTTTCGCGTGCCGGAAGGAGATGAGAAAGGATGACGGACGCACAGGCAAAACAGATCAACGAGATGCGTATGCGTGGCATGGGATATAAAGCCATCGGGATGGCAATCGGGCTGTCCCGTGACATCGTAAGGAATTACTGCAAGAGACACAACCTTGCCGGATACGCCACGGTGGTTTCAAAAAATATGAAACTTATGGTGGACGGTAAAGAGGTGTGCCACTTCTGCGGTAATCCAATCACGCAGCCGAAGACTGGCAGACCGAGAAGGTTCTGTTGTGAAAAATGCAGAAGAGAATGGTGGAAAGCACATCCCGAAGCAGTACAGAAAAGTGAGAAGGCTTCCTACACGCTTGTATGTGAGCAGTGCGGGAAGTCTTTTATTTCCTATGGGAATAAGAACAGAAAATACTGCGGCCGTGAATGTTATTTTCGGCACAGATTTTTAGCAGAGGAGGATATGGAAGATGCAGTTTCAGAGTTATAAAATAGCAGACCTTATCCCGGCTTCCTATAATCCGAGGAAGAAATTAAAACCGGGTGATAAGGAATATGAAAAAATCAAGAATTCCATTAAAGAGTTCGGGTATGTCGAGCCGATCATCATCAACTCAGACATGACCATCATCGGAGGACACCAGAGAGTCACGGTACTTGCAGACCTCGGATACACGGAAGTGGAATGCATTGTGGTCGATATCGACAAGACCAAGGAGAAGGCGCTCAATGTTGCCCTGAATAAAATTACGGGCGAATGGAATAAGGAACTCCTGGCTGACCTTATCAAAGACCTTGAAGATTCGGATTTTGATGTCGGCATCACGGGCTTTGAACCGCCGGAGATCGAACAGCTTTTTAATTCCGTGCATGATAAGAAAATCAAGGAGGATGATTTCGATGTGGAAGCGGAGCTTGTAAAGCCGACCGTGGCAAAGACAGGAGATGTATGGCTGCTTGGAAAGCACCGTGTTATATGTGGTGATTCCATTCTGCCGGAGACTTACGATAAGCTGATGGATGGACAAAAAGCAAATCTTGTCCTGACTGATCCTCCATACAATGTAAATGTTGAGGAGACGGCCGGCAAGATCAAAAACGACAACATGCCGGATGAGGATTTCTATAAGTTCCTGTTTACTGCATTTGTAAATATGGAGCAGTCGATGGAACAGGATGCATCCATTTATGTATTCCATGCGGATACGGAGGGGCTGAATTTCAGAAAGGCATTCAAGGATGCAGGTTTTTATCTTTCCGGGTGCTGCATCTGGAAGAAGAACGCACTGGTTCTTGGAAGAAGCCCATACCAGTGGCAGCATGAGCCGTGTCTGTTCGGATGGAAGAAAGGTGGGAAGCACCAGTGGTATTCCGACAGGAAGCAGACCACCATATGGGAATATGACCGGCCGAAGGCAAGCAAGGACCATCCGACCATGAAGCCTGTGGCGCTTATGGCATATCCGATCCAGAACTCCTGCATGAGCAACTGCATCGTGCTTGATCCATTCCTTGGTTCCGGCTCTACGCTGATCGCCTGTGAGCAGACACACCGTATCTGCTATGGCATCGAACTGGATGAGAAGTTTGTGGATGTGATCGTAAACCGCTACATTGAACAGTGCGGTTCGGATGCGGATGTATTTGTCATCCGTGACGATATGAAATTTTCATATCAGCAATTATGCAAGGGAGGGCAGTATAATGAAACAGATGACCTTCCTTGATCTATGTTCCGGTATCGGCGGCTTCAGGCTCGGTCTTGAAACTGCCGGCCATAAATGCATCGGGTACTGTGAATATGATAAATTTGCAAGAGCCTCATATGAGGCAATGTATGATACGGAAGGAGAGTGGAAAGCCCATGATGTCACAAAACTCAAACCCGGAGATGTCCCCTATGCAGACATCTGGTGCTTCGGATTCCCATGCCAGGACATCTCCGTTGCCGGAAAACAGCGGGGACTGGTCGGAAAAAGAAGTGGAATATATTACAACATTATTGACCTCATCAAAGGCAAAGAGGAAAGTGCTAAACCCTCATACCTACTTGTTGAGAACGTTAAGAACCTGTTATCGATCAATGCAGGATTCGACTTTGCCTCAGTTCTGTCTGAAATGGACGAAGCAGGGTATGACTGTCGGTGGCAGGTGCTTAACTCTAAAAACTTCGGAGTCCCGCAGAACCGTGAGCGTGTGTTCATTATCGCAAATCTTAGAAGCAGAGGTAGACGAGAAATATTACCTCTCATTGGAGAAAACGCAGCAGCTCTTAACCAGCTTATAGGAGGTATGCAGGGCTACCGTGTTTATGGGACGGACGGCATTTCCGCAACCCTTGTGGGGAATGCGGGCGGTGTCGGGGCCAAGACGGGTCTTTACTTCATCGACCAGAGCAACCATGATCCGAAGATCACGGATACGGCAAGATGCCTGACAGCGAGGTACACAGCCGGGATGACCAACCATACCGCCATGAACTCAGCCGTGCTGGAAGTCCACCCGGTGCTTACACCGGAGCGGATGGAGAAACGGCAGAACGGAAGACGGATGAAAGAGGACGGAGAGCCGATGTTCACCCTGACCTCTCAGGACAGGCACGGTGTGTATGTCTGTGAAAAGGTGGATTCCGTCAAAGTAAAAAATGCCACGAAGGCAGGATATGAAGTGGCACGGGAAGGGGACGGTATCAACCTTGCCTACCCGGACAGTGAGACAAGAAGGGGAAGGGTCGGAAAAGGATGCTCCCAGACACTGGACTGTTCCGGGCAGATGGGAACGCTCATGAGGGGCGGCCGCATCAGACGGCTGACTCCGAGGGAGTGCTTCCGCTTACAGGGATTTTCTGATGAGCTTTTTGACCGTGCCTCTGCCGTCAACTCCGATGCACAGCTTTATAAACAGGCCGGGAATGCAGTCACCGCAACGGTTGCTTATGCGGTTGCGATGTCACTTCCGGAGTCCAGAAGCTGACATTACATTTTCTTTTGGAAAGTACCATTATCTGCTTGACTATATGGGCATTCAGAGTGATATATGGTACTACCAAAAGGAAAGGAGACCAGCAGAATGGAAATTATTACAAACGCTGAGAACAGGAAAGAATTAGTAAAAGCCTTATCCGGACATTTCGGACAGAGGTCAGAATACCTTGGACCGCCATCCTTTGCATACCGCATCGGAAGCATCACGGTGGACAGGGATGCAAAGGTCATACTTGAAGATGACAGCATGGAAGACGAGGTGAGAAGGGTGCTTTTCCAGAATGACGTGGCAGAAGAGACACAGGAAACACAGACGGAAGAACCGGAAGCAGAGATCAAAATACCGATCGGCAGCATGACACCGCAGGGCATCATCAACCTGATAAACATGATGCATTCCAAACAGTACCTTATCAACAGGTCAGTCGGAAGGGAGTGCATTTCCATAGCAGACAGCCTTATAAATGCCCTGGCCGAAAGAACCTTCGAAGATACGGAGACGGCAGCAGGGTTCATTACGGAACAGGGCGGATGCAGCGGTGTTACCTTTGCAGACGGGAACATTGAGTTCACGGGATTTCCGCATACCGATGACGTGATGGAATACTGCAGACTTGCATCGGCAATGGTAAAGAAAGCATCGGAACAGAAACGTGTGAATCCGAAGCAGACCATTGAAGAGAATGAAAAATATTACATGAGGGCATGGCTGGTATCCATCGGATTTGGCGGGAGCGAAGGAAAGGAAACAAGGTCCTTCTTCCTTAAGGGACTGAAAGGTCATACGGCATTCCGGACCCCAGAAGATGCGGAAAAGTGGAAAGCCAACCGCAGGGCAGAAAGGGGGTCAACGGTATGTTCGGAGTAAACAGACAGACACTTGAGAGACTGAGGAAGGAATATCCTGCGGGAACCAGGGTGGAGCTTATCCGCCTTGATGATCCCTACCGGAAGATTCCGTCAGGAACAACAGGAACCGTGGAATATGTGGATGACGCAGGACAGCTCCACACGGTATGGGACGGACACGGATCGCTGGCGATGATCTACGGAGTGGATGAATGGCGTAAAATATAGTCATAATATACACAGTTTTCCCTTGAAATCTTTGTGTAGTTTATGGCTCACATATAACTGGATATATGTGTGTTTTAGAGCGAATATGTACCTACCGAAAGGGAAGAAAACAAACGGAGGTACAAGCCATGAACGAAAGGATTACAAAGCAGATCGAGGAAATGAAGAAACAGACCATCGGGGTCGAGGTTGAGATGAATAACATCCGAAGGGATAAGGCTGCAGAACTTGCAGCGGCATTCTTCGGAACAGGAAGATTTGAAAACACGGCTTCCAGAAACGGATATTATACATGGTCCGCATGGGATGCAAGCGGAAGGGAATGGAAATTCCAGAAGGACGTCAGCATTGCGGGACCGGATGATAAAAAATGCGAGCTGGTCACACCGATCCTTCACTACGAAGACATCGAACTTCTTCAGGAACTGATAAGAAAGCTCAGACATGCGGGAGCCAAGAGTGATGCAACAAGGGGATGCGGAGTCCACATCCACATCGGAGCAAATGGACACACACCGCAGACTTTACGAAATCTTGCAAACATCATGGCGGGACACGAGAACCTTTTAGCAGATGCCTTAAACCTCGACAGCTGGCGGATGAACCGCTACTGCAAAACGGTAGACCCAAGATTCCTTAAGGAACTCAATAAAAAGAAACCAAAAACGATGGCAGCCCTTGCAGACATCTGGTACACGGCAAACGGGGCAAGCTACGGAAGAGACCATCATTACAATGACAGCCGATACCATATGTTAAACTACCATGCAACATTCACAAAGGGAACGGTCGAGTTCAGACTTTTCCAATTTGATGCCCCGGCTGACGGAAAGCTGAACGGACTGCATGCGGGACAGCTGAAAAGCTACATCCAGCTCTGCCTTGCCTTAAGCCAGATGGCAAAGGAAGTAAGGACGGCAAGCCCGAAACCGCAGCAGACAGAAAATCCGAAATATGCAATGAGGACTTGGCTTTTACGCCTCGGATTCATCGGGGATGAATTCAAGACCGTAAGGGACATCCTTACAAAGAGACTTGCAGGAGACACTGCTTTCAGAAGCGGAAGAGCTGCTTGAAGAGAACAGCCTCCTGCCACCTTGGAGCATTGACCGCCATGTGCGGTCTTAAGGTGGTAGAAGGGTGTTCCCTTCAGAAAGGATGGAGCATTATGGAGAAAAGATATTACATTGCTTATGGCAGCAACCTGAATTTACGGCAGATGAAAATGCGTTGTCCGACCGCAAAGGTCATGGGGACTGCGGTCATCAAGGATTACGAACTGCTTTTCAAGGGAAGCCTTACAGGGGCATACCTTACGATTGAGCCGAAGAAAGGCAGTGAGGTTCCCGTTGCGGTCTGGACCGTTACCGAAGCAGATGAAGAGGCACTTGACCGTTATGAAGGATGCCCTGTTTTTTATTACAAAAAGGATATGGAACTGGATATCAAGGGAATACGGACAGGAAAAATAAGAAAAAGAAAATGCTTTGTGTATATCATGCACGAAGAGCGGAAAATCGGGATTCCTTCCCTTTCCTATGTAAGAACATGCCTTGAAGGTTATATCAGTTTCGGATTTGATGAGCATTATCTTTCCGAGGCACAGATCAGGGCGGTGAAGGAGGCAGGATATGAAGACTGAAACATTAAGAATAAGGATCTGCCCGAAATGCGGGGCAGGATACACACGGACACCTGCCCTTTCAAGGGAAGATAACCAGACGCTTATCTGTCCAGACTGTGGAACCCGTGAGGCACTTGCAAGCATGGGCGTGAGCAGGGAAGAACAGGAAGAAATTATAGAGACCATACACAGGTCAAACAGATAGCGGTTATGTAAAAAGGCTTCTTCGGGAGTCTTTTTTTGTTGCCATTTTTACAGGGAGGTGAGGACAGTGGCACAGAGAGGAAGAAAACCAAAGCCTACGGCAGTAAAGGTGCTTGAGGGCAATCCGGGCAAGAGAAGCCTTAATACGGGCGAACCAAAGCCGGAGAAAAAAGCCCCGCGCTGTCCGGCATGGCTTGAGGATGCGGCAAAGAAAGAATGGAGAAGGATGGCGAAACAGCTGGAGCATCTCGGCATCCTGACAGAAATAGATATGGCAGCATTCGCAGGATACTGTCAGGCATATGCGAGATGGAAAGAAGCAGAGGAGTTTATTACACAGCACGGGACCATCGTAAAGACCCCGAGCGGATACTGGCAGCAGGTACCGCAGGTATCCATCGCACAGACATATCTGAAGATCATGAATAAGTTCTGTGAGCAGTTCGGACTGACTCCGTCTGCAAGAAGCCGTATCTCCACGGACAGCGGGGAAGATAAGCAGAATGATGAAATGGAGCTTCTGCTTGTGAAAGGCGGTGCAGGATAATGTTTGATGAAGCAAAAGCAGATCATGCAGTCAATTTTATAAACTGCCTGAAACACACCAAAGGAAGGTGGAGGGGAGTTCCGTTTGAACTTCTCCCCTGGCAGGATGAGATCATCCGTACCCTTTATGGGACGGTAAAGGAAAACGGATACAGGCAATACAATACCTGCTACTGTGAGATACCGAAGAAAAACGGAAAATCGGAGCTGGCGGCTGCCATTGCACTGTATATGACATGCGGTGACGGTGAGTGGGGAGCAGAGGTCTACGGCTGTGCTTCCGACAGACAGCAGGCTTCCATCGTATTCGATGTTGCGGTGGATATGGTAGACCAGTGTCCGGCACTGAAGAAAAGGATCAAGCCCGTCATGTCCGTAAAAAGGCTTGTATATAAACCGACCAACAGCTTCTATCAGGTGCTGTCGGCAGAGGCGTACACCAAGCACGGTCTGAATGTCCATGCGGTCATCTTTGATGAGCTGCATGCACAGCCGAACCGGGAACTGTTCGATGTCATGACCAAAGGTTCTGGTGATGCCAGAACACAGCCATTGTTCTTCCTGATCACAACAGCCGGGACAGACAGGAATTCCGTGTGTTTTGAACAGCATCAGAAGGCTCTGGATATTATTGAAGGAAGGAAGATCGACCCGACTTTTTATCCGGTAATTTATGGGGCTTCTGATGAGGATGACTGGTCGAGTGAGGATGTGTGGTATAAGGCAAATCCGTCACTTGGATACACGATTGATATTGAGAAAGTGCAGAATGCATATATCAGTGCAAAAGAGAATGCGGCAGAGGAGAATGTGTTCCGGCAGCTCCGTCTGAATCAGTGGGTGAAACAGAGCACCCGGTGGATGCAGATGGATAAGTGGGATGCCTGTTCCTTTGCAGTGAATGAAGAGGAGCTTCTCGGAAGGGAATGCTATGGCGGACTCGACCTTTCAAGTTCTACGGATATCACGGCATTCGTGCTTGTGTTCCCACCAAGGAATGATACCGAGAAGTATGTGATCCTTCCGTATTTCTGGATACCGGAGGATAACATGAAACTGCGTGTACGAAGGGATCATGTTCCGTATGATGTCTGGGCAGCCGAAGGGTGTTTAAAGACTACGGAAGGAAATGTCATCCATTATGGATTCATTGAGCAGTTTATTGATGAACTTGGTACGAAATTCCATATTAAGGAAATCGCCTTTGACCGATGGGGAGCAGTACAGATGGTGCAGAACCTTGAGGGCATGGGATTTACCGTTGTTCCATTTGGACAGGGATATAAGGATATGAGTCCACCGACCAAGGAGCTGATGAAGCTGACGCTGGAAGGGCGGATCGCACATGGCGGTCATAAGGTGCTGCGGTGGATGATGGATAATGTGTTTGTCCGTCAGGATCCCGCAGGAAACATCAAAATGGATAAAGAAAAATCTACGGAGAAGATCGATGGGGCTGTTGCAACCGTTATGGCACTTGACCGTGCAATCAGAAACGAAGGCAGTGACGGAAGTGTATATGATGACAGAGGAATTATAGTATTTTAACAGCGGAGGTATCGTATGGGAATTAAGAGTTTATTTGGATTTGGACAGGCGAGGGATAAACCTGTGGACAAGGCAGCAGATGCGGGATATTCGTTTCTGTTCGGAAGGACAACAAGCGGAAAGCCTGTAAATGAACGAACTGCAATGCAGACCACGGCAGTATATGCCTGTGTCAGAATCCTTGCAGAAGCAGTGGCGTCTTTACCGCTTCATGTATATGAGTATCAGGATGACGGCGGTAAGAAGCTGGTGCATGACCATCCGTTATATTATCTGCTCCATGATGAGCCAAACCCGGAGATGACTTCATTTGTGTTCAGGGAAACACTGATGAGTCATCTTTTAATATGGGGAAATGCGTATGCACAGATCATAAGGGACGGAGCTGGAAGGGTGCTTGGACTGTATCCGCTTCTCCCGGACAAGATGGATGTGCAGAGGGATGACCGTGGAAACATCTATTATGTGTATTCCAGAAACAGTGATGAAAACCCCATGTTCAAGGAATATGGAGATATCAGGCTGAAAGCCGAGGATGTGCTTCATATACCCGGACTGGGATTTGACGGGCTGATTGGATATTCTCCGATTGCGATGGCAAAGAACGCTGTCGGCATGACGCTTGCCTGTGAGGAATACGGGGCGAGTTTCTTTGCGAACGGGGCAAATCCGGGCGGTGTTTTGGAGCATCCGGGAGTTCTGAAAGATCCATCAAAGGTGAGGGAATCCTGGAACTCCGTATACCGTGGCGTGAATAACGCACACAAGATAGCAGTGCTTGAAGAAGGCATGAAGTATCAGCAGATAGGCATCCCGCCGGAAGAAGCACAGTTTCTTGAGACAAGGAAATTCCAGATCAATGAGATCGCAAGGCTTTACAGGATACCGCCGCATATGGTCGGTGATCTTGATAAGTCGAGCTTTTCCAATATCGAGCAGCAGTCCTTGGAGTTCGTAAAATACACACTTGACCCGTGGGTGATCCGGTGGGAGCAGTCTTTACAGAGATCACTCCTTCTGCCGGGAGAAAAAGGAAAGTATTTTATCAAACTGAATGTGGATGGTCTGCTGAGAGGGGACTACCAGTCAAGGATGAACGGCTATGCGGTCGGAAGGCAGAACGGGTGGTTTTCTGCCAATGATATCCGTGAGATGGAGAACATGAACCCAATCCCGGATGAGCAGGGAGGAAACCTGTATCTGATAAACGGAGCAATGACCAAACTTGAGGATGCAGGGGCTTTTGCAAAGACAGATACAGGACAGCAGAACACTCCGGCACAGGAAAACAGCGGAAAGAGAGGTAAACGATGAAGCGGAAGTTTTGGAACTGGATAAGGAATGAAGATGAGAGCGTGCCTGACATGGAAAGGACGCTCTTTTTAAATGGCATGATTTCGGATGAAACATGGTACGGGGATGAAGTCACCCCGCAGCTTTTCAAAGATGAGCTGAATGCCGGAAATGGAAATATCACGGTGTGGATCAATTCACCGGGCGGTGATGTGTTTGCAGCAGCCCAGATCTATAACATGCTCCGTGATTATAAGGGAAGTGTGACGGTCAAGATTGATGGTATTGCAGCTTCAGCAGCATCCGTGATCGCTATGGCAGGAGATACGGTCTGTGTATCCCCGGTGGCTATGATGATGATCCATAATCCTGCAACGATGGCAATGGGTGAGGCGAAGGATATGCAGAAAGCAATCGCCATGCTGAATGAGGTCAAGGAATCTATCCTGAATGCCTATGAATTCAAGACGGGGCTTACCCGTGCAAGGCTCTCACACATGATGGATGACGAGACCTGGTTCAATGCAAAGAAGGCGGTGGAGCTTGGCTTTGCGGATAAGATCCTTTTTGATTCCGATGAGGATGAGAAAAAGAAAAAGCCGGATGAGCCGGAAGAAAAGCCGGAGAAAGGAAGCAATGGAGAGAAAGGGGACGGAGAGGGCGATAAGGACAAAAACGGGAAAAAGAAGCTCCCGTTCCAGCAGGATTCCATGATGTTTTCCACCAAGGCGATGAATGAGTCGTTCCTTTCCAAGGTGTCCGATAAGGATGCCATGATACCGGTCAACCAGTTGGAGAAGAGACTGAGTCTCTTAGCACATTAAGGAGGATATGAACTATGAGTAAGATTTTAGAATTAAGAGAAAAGAGAGCGAAGGCATGGGAAGCTGCAAAGGCATTCCTCGATGCCAAGAGAACACAGGAAGGTTTTGTATCTGCAGAAGATGCATCCACCTATGACAAGATGGAAGCGGATGTCGTAAATCTTGGAAAAGAGATCGAGAGACTGGAAAGACAGGCTGCCATTGATGCAGAGCTTGCAAAGGCAACAAGCACCCCGATCACAAACCAGCCGCATGCCGGAACTGGCGGGGAGGCAAAAACAGGAAGGGCAACCGATGAATACAGAAGAGCGTTCTGGAATGGTATGAGAAACAAAATGTCATACGAAGTACAGAACGCTCTTTCTATTGGTACGGATTCCGAGGGTGGATATCTTGTGCCGGATGAGTATGAAAGAACACTGGTGGAAGCCCTGAATGATGAAGTATTCTTCCGTAATCTGGCTACTGTTATTAAGACATCGAGTGGTGACCGTAAGATTCCAATCGTCACATCAAAGGGTGAGGCAGCATGGATCGATGAAGGAGGTCAGTTTACAGAATCCAATGACAGTTTTGGGCAGACAACCATTGGTGCTCATAAGCTGGCAACCATGATCAAAGTTTCAGATGAGCTTTTAAATGACAGCGTGTTTAATATCGAACAGTATATTTCCAGGGAGTTTGGAAGAAGAATCGGTGCAAAGGAAGAAGAAGCATTTTTCATCGGTGACGGAGCAGGAAAACCTACAGGTATTTTCAACGCAACAGGCGGTGCTGAAACAGGAGTGACAGCTGCAAATACCACCATTACGTTTGATGATGTCATGGATCTTTACTATTCCCTTCGTGCTCCATACCGTAACAAAGCGGTATGGCTTCTGAATGATTCGACCGTTAAGGCGATCAGAAAACTGAAGGATGGAAATGGAAATTATATCTGGCAGCCCTCTGTAAGGGAAGGAGAGCCAGACAGGATCTTGAACCGTCCTTACCGTACATCCATTTATGTGCCGGAGCTTGCAGCAGGAAAACGTGTGATGGCATTCGGTGATTACAGTTATTACTGGATCGCAGAACGCCAGGGCAGAAGTTTCAAGAGACTGAATGAGCTTTATGCTACAACGGGACAGGTTGGATTTCTCGCTTCCGAGCGTGTTGACGGCAAGCTGATCCTGTCTGAAGCAGTGAAAACACTCGATGTGAAAGCTGCCGGAAAGTAGGTGGACTGAATGTTTGTAACGCTTGAGGAAGCCAAAGGGTATCTGAGGGTGGATTCGTCAGACGAGGATAGTTTTATCCTCGGTCTGATGGAAACTGCAAATGCCCTGATTAAAAATGTAACAAGACGGACTCCGGCGGTACTTAAGAAGCATGAAGCAGTTGTGCGGACAGCGGAGCTGTATGTGATTGCTTATCTTTATGAGCACAGAGAGGAAGCTGACCATAAGACCATGACGGAGACCGTGAAATATCTGCTCTTTGGCATACGGAAGGAGAAATTTTAATGATCGAACTGATGCGTGACCGGATCACGATCCAGAAAAGTTCCGTGAAAACAGATAAGATTGGAAACCATGCGGTAGTCTGGGAAGATGTGTATTCCTGTGCTGCTTATGCCAATAACCTGTCAGGAAAAGAATACTGGGCAGCAAAGCAGTTGAATGCCCAGTCTGAACTGGACTTTATTATCCGGTACTGCAGTGAGGTGGCAGCCCTGGACAGCGAGCATTACCGCATCAGGTTTCGTGGGGATCTTTATAATATTACGTTTATTGATAACGTGCAGTATAAAAACAAATCCGTCAGGATCCGTGCGGAACGGGTCAAACGGTGAGGTGAATTGAAGATGGCAAAGAAGATCAAAGTAGATGCCCTTGCATCGGAAGTCATGAAGGAGCTGGACGATTATTCCAGTCTGACTACGGAAGTGATGAAGAAGGCGGTCAGGAATGCCGGAAAAACAGTCCGGGAGGAGATCGCAGACACAGCACCGAAAAAGACCGGAACTTATGGAAAAAGCTGGGCGGTCAAAAAGACCGGGGAAGACAGTAAGTCCCTGCAGGTAACGGTACATTCCAAAAACCGATACCAGATCGCTCATCTCCTGGAGCATGGACATGCAAAAAGGGGAGGTGGCCGGGTAGCAGCAAGACCGCATATTGCACCTGCAGAGGAGAATGGAATCCGGCAGCTTGAGGAAGAAATCGAGAGGGGGATCCGGAATGGATGATCTGGTTAAGATGATGGAAGAAACAGGACTACCATTTGCCTACGACCACTTTGAAGAGGGGGAAGCAGCAGAGCCACCGTTTGTATGCTATCTTCTTCCGCAGAGTAATCATTTTTCTGCGGACGGGAAGGTGTATCTAAAGATTACGGAAGTCCATATCGAACTGTATACCGACTGTAAGGACTTGTCGGCAGAACAGAAAGTAGAAGCCGTGCTGGATAAGCAGGGTATTTTTTATGAGAAATCCGAGGTATGGATTGAAAGCGAGAAATTGTATGAAGTCCTGTATTCATTTGAGATGGAGGTTTAGACATGGGAAATAAAGTAAAATATAATCTGAAAAATGTCCATGCAGCAAAGCTGAAGGAAACAGTGAGCAGCAGCGGTGAGACAACATTTTCTTATGAAAATCCAAAAGCGATCCCCGGAGCAGTCAGTATCAGCTTGGATGCAGAAGGGGAATCCACACCGTTTTATGCAGACGGTATCGTATATTTCCGTTCCGTGACCAATAACGGATACAGTGGTGATCTGGAGATTGCACTGATCCCGGAGTGGTTCCGGACGGAGATCTTACAGGAGAAGCTGGATGGAAAAGGCGTGCTTGTGGAAAGTACAAACATCGGGGAAAGTGTAAAATTTGCCCTGTTATTTGAATTTGACGGGGATGTGAATAGTATCCGTCATGTGATGTATAACTGTACGGCATCCCGCCCGTCCATCGAATCCGAAACAAAAGAGGATACGATCGAACCTGGAACGGAGAAGCTGTCACTGACGGCTGATCCGAGAAGTGACGGACTGGTAAAGAGCCGTACCGGAGATACCACGGATGCAGCGACATATGCGAACTGGTATAAGTCCGTATATATTCCATCAGAAACAGAAGAAAGCAGTGCGAAAGGATAAGGTGAAAGGATATGTTAAAAAGAGAAATTGAAATCTGTGGGAAAAAGATCCCGTTCCGGTCATCTGCGACCGTTCCGAGATTATACCGTGCAAAGTTCAAGAGGGATATTTTTAAGGATCTGTCGAAATTGGAAAAATCCTATAAGGGTAAGACTGAGGATGGGGATGAGTTCCAGATCGATGACCTGGAGATCTTTGAGAATGTTGCATATATCATGGCCTACCATGCGGATAACAGCATCCCGGCATCCATTGATGACTGGCTGGATCAGTTTGATATGTTTTCCATCTATGAGGTACTGCCTCAGATCCTGGAACTGTGGGGCGATAATCTTGCAACAGAGGTGGCAGCAAAAAAAGGCCTGGCAGAAGTGAACGGGAAATGACAACACCGCTGTTCCTTCTGCGCAGCGTAGAGATTGGAATATCTATATCGGATCTGGATCTTCTGACGGTGGGGCTGGTAATCGACATGTGGACGGAAAAAGCAAATGACGGTGTGAAATATAATAAGATCGCCACGCAGGATGATTTTGATAAATTCTGATAGCAGCATCAGAAAAATCATGTTATTATGATATTGTATAATTTCTGTTTGAAAGAATACAGAAATTATTCTCCACTCCTGAGGAAATAATTATGCAGGGATAATCCTTGGAAAATATTCTATGGATTCAGCTTAGAAGGTGACAAAAAGTGTCCGCTATCTTCTGCAGGTTATTTAATGGTATCAGGAAGAAAGGAGGATAACTATGGCTAAGAGAAAAGGAGTATCCGGTAAAACTCATACGAAACAGCAGCTTAATGATTATGCCAATCAGAATAATCCGAATAATAAGGCATACCGGGCGAGAAGAACAAACGAAGGAAAAGCTCGAAAAACAGGGAATCACTTTGACCGGGATATGATTTATTATGAGCCGGATCTTGGCTTTGGCTGGTGTGATGATTAGGATTTGAGAAAGGCAGGTATTTGTATGGGAAACTTTTTTTATAACCTGTTTAATGGAAAGACGGGCTATACAATATCGGATAACATGGCAGTGGATGGAGATGGTGATCTTTTAATGAGGTTATCTGATCATACGGTTATGGATATGGATACAGGGGAAATTGGTTTTTTATCATCGGCAGGAAATCTGTTTGATGAGGAAGATGAATGGTAATGTAAACCTGATATGACGAATGGAAAAGCATCGCATTTTGCGGTGCTTTTCCTATACTTAGAGAATTATGATTTTATGAAAATAAGCATCGATCATTTAGTTGTGATCGGTGCTTTTTTCTGCCATGACGGGGGTGTGTGCAGGTGGCAAGCAGGATTAAAGGAATCACGGTCGAGATTGGCGGGGATACCACTGGTCTTGACAAAGCCCTGAAAAATGTAAATGCAACGATCAGGTCGACCCAGTCCTCGTTGAAGGATGTCAATAAGCTGTTGAAACTGGATCCGGCAAATACAGAGCTGCTTGCACAGAAGCAGAAACTCTTAAAGGATGCTATTGGTTCTACCAAAGAAAAACTGGATGCTTTAAAAACAGCACAGGAACAGGCAAAGCAGCAGCTGGAGAATGGGGATCTGGGACAGGACAAATATGATGCCCTTCAGAGGGAGATCATCGAAACGGAACAGGAACTCCAAAAACTGGCACAGGAAGCAGTAAATTCCAATGCTACCCTTGCAAAAATCGAAGAGGTTGGTGGGAAGCTGGAGTCAGTCGGAAATAAGATATCCGGTGTCGGAACAAAAATGCTTCCCGTTACAGCGGCAGTTGCAGGTCTTGGTACGGCAGCAGTGAAGACTACGGCAGATTTTGATTCTTCCATGAGCCAGGTACAGGCCACGATGGGAATTACGGCTGATTCCATGTCAAAGGTGGATGGACAGTCCGTAAATACGATGGATACCCTGCGTACCCTGGCGAAGCAGATGGGAGAGAAAACAGCCTTTTCTGCAAGTGAGTGTGCACAGGCACTTAATTACCTTGCTTTGGCGGGTTATGATACACAGCAGATGTGTGATACGCTTCCAACGGTACTGAATCTGGCAGCCGCAGGAGATATCGATCTTGCATCTGCATCGGATATGGTAACGGATGCCATGTCAGCCCTTGGCATGCAGACGGATGAAGCCAATACAATGGTCGATCAGATGGCAAAAACAGCATCGACCACGAACACATCCGTGGCGCAGCTAGGAGAAGGAATCCTTACCATTGGTGCAACTGCTAAATCCGTAAAAGGCGGTACGGCAGAATTAAATACAGCCCTTGGTATTCTGGCCAATAATGGTATCAAGGGAGCAGAGGGCGGAACACATCTTAGAAACGTGATCCTTGCATTACAGAGTCCGACCGATAAGGCAGCTGCCTGTATGGAGAGTCTCGGTCTTCAGGTTTATGATTCGCAGGGAAACATGAGGAGTCTGAACGATATCCTTTCTGACCTTAATAAGTCTATGGATGGCATGACCTCTGCCGAGAAGAATAATATCATCAGTACGATCTTTAATAAAACGGATCTGTCATCCGTAAATTCCCTGCTTGCAAATACCGGGGATACCTGGGACAGCCTTCAGAAGTCCATTATGGAATCCGGTGGTGCTGCACAGCAGATGGCAGATACACAGCTTGATAACCTGTCCGGTCAGATCACCATCTTAAAATCAGCGGTGGAAGGTCTGGCCATTTCTTTTGGAGAGGCGCTTATGCCTGTGATCCGGAGTCTTGTCTCAAAGATACAGGGATTTGTAGATAAGCTGAACAGCATGGATGAATCCCAGAGAAACCTGATCATCCGTGTTGCAGCGGTGGTTGCAGCCATCGGACCGTTCCTGATCATTCTTGGAAAAACAATCTCAACCGTAGGGACAGCGATGAAAGGCTTTTCTTCCCTTGCCAAAGGGATCGCAAGTCTTGGAGTAAAGATCGCAGGAAGCAGCGGTTCGGTAACCGGGTTGGCAAGCGCACTTGGGGCGGTAGCAGGACCTGTGCTGGCGGTTATTGCCGTGGTGGCCGTTTTAGTGGCTGCATTTAAACATCTGTGGGATACCAACGAGGAATTCAGAAATGCCATGACAGCGATCTGGGAAGGTATTGTCAAGAAGATACAGGCATTTGTTGAAGGAATCAAGGAAAGGCTGGCAGCCCTTAATATTGATTTTACTGCAGTGGCAAATACACTGAAAAAAATCTGGAATGGTTTCTGTGAACTTCTGGCACCTGTGTTTGAAGCAGCATTCAGTATCATTTCAACAGTTCTTGGTACAGTACTTGATGTACTGACGGGACTGCTTGATGTGTTTATCGGACTTTTCACGGGAAACTGGGAGCAGATGTGGTCAGGGATCAAGGAGATATTCTCCGGCATCTGGAATGGGATCACTGGAATCTTTACGGCAGCATTGAATCTTATCCGTGGAATTGCGGATACAGTCCTTGGATGGTTTGGTACAAGCTGGAATGCAGTATGGACTTCCGTATCTACGTTCTTTATGAATATCTGGAACGGGATCACGTCATTCTTTACCGGAGTATGGGAGACCATCAAGAATGTGGTACAGGTAGGAATCCTGTTTATTGGTTCGCTTTTGGAAGCAGCATTTAATATCATTACACTGCCGTTCCGCTTTGTATGGGAGAACTGTAAGGAGACCATTATTTCCATATGGAATACGATAAAAAGCACGGTTTCGACTGTGATCAATGCCGTGGCATCGGTGATCTCTACAGTCATGAATACCATAAAGACTGTGATCAGCACAGTCTGGGATGCAGTCAGTACAAAGATATCTACCGTGCTGAATGCCATTAAGTCAGTGGTAACCACGGTATTCAATGCAGTAAAAACGGTAGCGGTTACGGTGTGGAATGGAATCAAAACCGCAATCAGCACGGTCGTTGACGGCATTAAAAGCAAGGTGTCTTCCGTATTTGAGGCTTTGAAGAATACACTTTCTTCTGTTTTTAATGGAATCAAATCGACAGCGGTATCTGTTTGGAACGGGATCAGGAGTGCAATCGTTATACCGATTGAGGCAGCACGGGATACTATTAAAGGAATCGTGGACAAGATCACGGGGTTCTTTAATAACATGCATTTGTCGCTTCCGCATATCAAGTTACCGCATTTCAGTATCAGTGGGAAATTGTCACTTGCTCCGCCAAGTGTACCGCATCTGAATATCGATTGGTACAAGGAAGGCGGTATCATGACAGGACCGACCATCTTTGGTATGAACGGGTCGAGTCTTATGGCAGGAGGGGAAGCCGGAAAAGAAGCGGTTCTTCCACTGAAAGGCTTTTATGAACAGCTGGAAAATATCCTGACAAACAGGCTGAATACTTCAGCAATGGAGCAGTATCTGGCTGTGATAGCAGAAAACAGCGGAAAGGGCATCTATCTGGATGACGGAACGCTGATAGGAAAACTGGCACCCGGGATCAATCAGAAACTGGGCATGCAGAAATTTAAAGCAGAAAGGGGCATGGTCTGATGGGCGAATATACAACCGCAGGATTTGGGGCAACGATCAATGGAAAGCACACATGGAAAGATTATGGTCTTGTGATCAGCAATACGGATATCGTAAGTGAGCCATCCCCGAAAACTAATTATATCGAAGTGCCTGGAAGCAGTATCAGAATTGACCTTACGGAAACACTGACAGGGCAGGTGGAATATGAGTCCAGACAGCTTAAGTTCTCTTTAGGAAAAATGGAAAGGGAAGATTTGTGGCCGGTGTTTTACCGGACATTTCTGAAGGCATATCAGGGCAAAGAAGTACGGGTTGTTCTGGATCAGGAGCCGGATGTGTATTATCACGGACGTGCAGAAGTTTCGGGGTTTTCCAGAAATGGAAGGCTCGGTACATTTACCCTGACGATAGATGCGGATGCGTATAAATACGAAATTAATATGTCAAGCGAGGATTGGCTGTGGGACGTATTGAATTTTGAAACAGGGATCATCCGTGATTACCGTGGGATCAGTGTCTCTGGAAGCAGCAGTAAACTTCTGGAAGGAAGCGGTATTCCAGTTGTTCCTGCATTTCTTGTCAGCAACCTTGATGAAAGCGTTTCGAACTATATTACTTTTAATGGGACGAGGTACACTCTGCAGGAAGGCCGGAATCGCTTTGCAGATCTAATCATTCCGGCAGGAGGTGGAAGACTCTATTTTTACGGAAAGTATACAGTAAATATTGAGTTCCGGGGAGGGAGTCTGTAAATGTATAAAGTATTTTGTGACGATCAGCTTTTGTATCTTCCGGGAGATCAGGAGCTGGTCATTTTTAATACCAAGCTGGAACTGGCAGATAACAAATCCGGTTCATTTGAGTTTGATATCCCGGCAGTAAACCCGATATATGACAGGATGAAAAAGCTGACTTCCGTCATCCGGGTGGAAAAAGATGGGGACAGTATTTTCTACGGACGCATCCTTAGTATGGAGAAGAACTTTTATAATACCCGGACAGTGGTGTGTGAAGGGGAGCTTGCATATCTTCTGGATTCGATACAGGAACCGAAGGCATACCACAGCTATACTGTGCGTAGTTTCTTGAACGCATTGCTTGCTGTCCATAATATGCAGACAACAATGGAAAAACGGCTTGCTGTCACATTTAACTCCAAATGTGCAGGAGAAAGCGGTTCTTTTGATAACCTTTCCCTCTTCTTTAAGTCTGGAAGTACGGTATATGCCGTTTTTACAAAGAAAAGGGCTAATGATGTGGCAGGGAAAACATTTATTGTACCTGCAGGAGATTTTTATGTGTACTGGCATACAGATGCATCGGTTAATAACTATTATGGATTTTCCATAGACAGTGTGGAGTTTACAAGCGAAATTTCAGGTACGGCAACGGTATCATCGCTTCCATCTTATACGGCAGTGGAAACGAAGAAAGTTTTTGATATGCAGAGTGCCCATAATCCATATGCTAACAGTTCCAATCTTCTGTGGCATTACACCCATACATTCGACAGGAAAGACCTGTATCCTAAAATGTTTGTTACTGGGATGGTGACGGTGGAAGATAGCAATGACAGCATCTACCGCTACACAAACTGGGAAAATACGCTGGATGATATTCAGGATAAGCTGGTAGACAGACTGGGAGGGCATTTACGGATCCGGCATTCCGGCACGACCCGTTACCTGGATTATATCGCAGATTATGATAATACCAATACACAGGTCATTGAGTTTGGAAGTAACCTTCTTGATTATACAGAAAATGCGGATGCATCTGAAATTGCAACCAGAGTGATCCCGCTTGGTAAACGATTGGAGGAAAGTTCGATCGAAGGGTTGGAAGAATATACCACGATCAGGAGTGTGAATAAGGATGTTCCGTATATTGAATCCACGGATGCCATAAAAGAATATGGCGTGGTGACAAGGACTGTAAGTTTTGAGGATGTCGGAGAGCCGGCCAATTTGAAGAAGAAAGCAGAGAAATATCTGTCAGATATTCAGTTTGAGAACCTGTCTTTGACCTGCAATGCCGTGGACCTGAACATGGTGGATGTGGATATCGAACGGATCAAACTGGGGGATTCCATCCGGGTCGTGTCAAAACCACACGGAATGGACCGGTATTTTCCGGTTACTGCACTTACCATTGACCTGCAGAATCCACAGAATAATACGGTAACGCTTGGAACAAGTGTAAAGGCAGGAATTTCAGAGCGAACAACGAATCAGAACGATTCGCTTGTGCAGAAAATCCAGTCACTGCCGCCACAGTCTGATACCCTGCGGATGGCGATAGAAAATGCCACAGCCCTGATTACGGCAGCAACTACAGGACATGTGGTGACAAGACCGGAAGAGATCCTGATCATGGATACCGCAGATAAGAATACTGCTAAAAAGGTGTGGAGATGGAATTTAAATGGTCTTGGATATTCCAGTACGGGATATAACGGGACATTTGGAACAGCCATTACGATGGATGGAAAAATCGTAGGAAAATATATTGCCGCCAGAAGTATTTATGCAGATTCTTTTATTGCTGGGGAACTGCAGACTGCATGGAATGGAATCACGGATTATATCCAGTTAAAGAACGGAGAACTGCAGGTGTTCAATACTTCTGATCAGTTGGTATCGAAGTTCAATTATAATGGAGAGCATTTTTACAGGGGTGGAACTTATGTGGGAAAAATCGGTACAAACCAATGGTCAGGTAATGCAGCACATAAGGGGCTGGTGTTTGATCTGGAATATACCGGAAAGTATATGGCATGGTGTTATCAGAAAACAAGCGGAGCTTCATCCTATACCACGATGCTGTGTTTTTCACAGGGAAACAGTATCTACACGGAACAGGGGCTGCATCTGGGCTGTGATTTTTATGGGGAGTGGAATACGCTCTACAACATTAAACTTTCGGGTGTTTCTTCTGGCGGATACAGTGCATTTACTGGAACGATCCCAATCATCATGAATATTACGGATAAAGGAAATGGGGCAATCAGCTGGACTTACAGTAAGCTTCAGGTAAAAAACGGCATCATAGTCGGATACTGGAATTAAGGAGGTATAAAGTGGAAAAAGAAATCGAACTGGAACTTCCCCGTGGGAAAAAGCCAAAGGAAGGAAAAACAGAAATGGCAGAAAAAACAGTGGAATTAATGTCTGGCTCACCGCTTGAAATGAAGCTAGAAGAAGTTTTAGGTAAGGTTACTGCTATGGAATCAGCTATGACAAAAATGACAGCATTGTTTGAGGGAGGTGCATTTAGTGGAAAAGCAGGAAAAGAATAAAACAGAACAGAATCCCATGCCTCTTGGCATGATTCTGGATCATGCAAGGGAGGACATGACAAAATCAGTGGTTGCACTGCAACAGAAATACGGGCTTCCGGCAAGTCTTCTTGATGCGATCCTGACAGGCGTGCTGTCAGAAGTACGGGAAATGAAGTGTATGGAGTACAGGCAGCTGAAGGAAGGAGAACAGAATGGCAAATGTAACAACTTATCTGAATAAAATTTTGTCTGCCGTATATGGAAAGGACGTCAGACAGAGTATTTATGACTCCATCAATGCAATCAATACACAGGTGGAGGGATACGTGTCTGCTGAGAAAAGCCGTGTGACAGCAGAAACAAATAGGAATAGTGCAGAAAGAATCCGGGTATCAAATGAAAGCAGCCGTGAATCTGCAGAAGAAGATCGTGTTGCTATGGAAGAAGAAAGGCTGGAAATATATGATGATCTATGCTCACGTGTATCTAATATTTTAGATGAGCTGCAGAATGTGGCAGAGGGAAAAATTACATTTTCTGCGATTTATCCGGTAGGCAGTATTTATATGACTGCGAATAACATCAGTCCGGCAGCCTTGTTTGGCGGTACGTGGCAGTCATGGGGAAATGGCCGTGTTCCCATTGGGGTGAACACATCGGATTCAGAATTTTCTACGGTGGAAAAAACGGGTGGAAGCAAATATTTGCAGAGCCATACGCATACCTTTACCGGAACGGCAGTCACAGTAACAGGAGGAGCACATTCCCATACGCTTCCATACCCTGTTCCAGCAGCGCCCAATAATGATTCAGAGGGAGAATCATATAATGCTGCTTATGGAAATTATAGTCCACAGAGCGAACTGGTAGAGGAAACGGATTCGACAGCCCACAGTCATACCTTTACGGCAAAAGGTACGCTTAGTTCAGCTGGATCTGGAAACGGTCAGAACCTCCCGCCTTATATCACCTGTTATATGTGGAAGCGCATTGCATAA